CATTAATAAAGACACCGGATAAAAACTTTTTAAGATCAATAAATCCTAAAGATCTCGCCGAGCCTATCAAAGCTATAAATTTAATACAGAGAACACCTTGGCAGATTAACGAGAATGTTTTGGATTTAGTTACTTGGGCTTGGGATAATAATATACCGGTTGGCTCGACTATGGTTCCGCAGGAAGACGAGGAGAAACCGCCGTTCCCTATTGATGGACACGAAAACAAGGAGGTCCGAGACACTTGGGCAAAGATTGCAAGCGGAGTACACCGGAGGAACCGAAGTACCAGAAGTAAACGAGTTCTTTGTGCTAAGATTATTAAGCTTGCCGAGAAGTTTAGAGGTGAAAGATTTTTTGCACCGCAGAACTTTGATTTCCGGGGAAGAGTTTATCCTATTAATAGTTTTCTTCACACTCAAGGACCGGATTTGTGTCGGGGTTTACTAGAATTTTATCGGGATGTTAGGGTCCGGGGTAAAGAAGAAGCTAAGTGGTTAGCCATTCACGGAGCTAACACTTGGGGCAACGACAAAGTTACCTTGGATGAGAGAGAAAAGTGGACCTATGAAAACACTGAATGGATTTGTCAAATGGCTACCGATCCTTCCTCGTTCACCGAATGGATGGACGCAGATAATCCTTGGCAGTTTATAGCTTTTTGTTTTGAGTGGAGGAAGTTTGCAGAAAGTGGCTTTGAAAGACTAAGAACTAGACTCCCGGTAAACGTCGACGCTACCAACAACGGCTTACAAATTCTCTCGATACTGACTCGATGTGAATATGGTTGTAAGGCTACAAATGTTATAGCAACTGATGGGGTTGCCGACATATATAATGTAGCTCGAGTAAGAGCCGAGGCATTCATGAGGCAGGATGCAAAAGATAATCACCCATTTGCTCAAGCTTGGTTAGATTATGGTATTGATAGGAAAACTCTCAAGCGTCCTTGCATGACTTGGAGTTACGGACTGACTCAATATTCATGCCGACAATACATTTTAGATTGGTTTGAAGATAAGATACACGCCGACGATTGCCCTAGTCCCTTTTGCGATAAGGAATTTTATAAAGCGGTTCACTATTTATCGATGATTGTTTGGAGATCTATCGAGGAGGTTCTCGATCTACCCAAGCAATGCATGGATTGGTTGCAAAAAGTATCTCGGATACTCAGTGAGAACGAGAGACCTATCCAGTGGGTTACTCCATCGGGTTTTATAGTTAAGCAGGATTACCGGAAGATAAAAACTTCCCAAGTGAAAACTAACATAAACGGAGAAGCTCTTTGGGTTCGGTTTGGGGAGGACACTGATAAGATTAGTCCGATAAAACAAGCCCAAGGCATAGCCCCAAATCTAGTCCACTCACTTGATGGTAGTTTGCTACACAAAACCGTTAACTCTCTCGGAGTGTATGACGTATCCATGATCCATGATTCATTTGGGACTCACTGTAAAAACATTCCGATACTTAACAAAGTGGTTAGAGATGAAGCGGTGAAGATGTTTGAAAAGGATTATTTGCGTGACTGGCTAAACCAGATTAAAGAACAGAACCCCGACTTAGAATTTCCCGAGCCGCCCCAATATGGCTCTGCCGACATCTCATTAATACGAGATAGTCCGTACTTCTTTTCCTAAAACTGGAAAAATTAAAACATATAAATAACTAAAGAGATAAAAAATAAATGAAAAAAATATTAGTAACACCGTTAGGTAAAGCTGTTTACCCTAAGATCAACGCACCGGATTTTAAGTTCGATGAGATGGGGGTTTACAGTTGTAAGCTACATCTATCAGAAGAGGACTTTAATAAGTTTTCCTCGCAAGTAGAAGAGTTGGAAGAACAAGCTTATCAGGCTGAGTTAACTAAGCAGGGTAAGCAGAAGTTGAAGAGGATGCAATCGTTACCGGTTCGTGTAACTGACGAAGGTGACTATGAAATCTATGCAAAGCAAGCCGCTAAAAAGAATACTTCAAAAGGAGTGCTTGAGTTTAGCGTTGCTATGTATGACTCGGAAGGAAACAAATTACCAAGTGACACAAATATAGGGAGTGGAAGTAAGCTACGTCTCAGCGTAGAGTTTGCACCTTGGTACGTGGCATCGATTGGCTTCGGGTATACCTTGAGGCTTAAAGCAGCACAGGTTGTCGAATTAGTGGAGTATTCCGGCACCGGTGGATCAAATGCTGAATCGATGGGCTTCGATAAAATCGATGGGGGGTTTGTCGGAGAATCTCTCGAGTTCAAGGATACAAATGAGACAAGCGAAAAAGCGAATAACTCGTCGAGTGTCCCGTTTTAGGTCCAAGTTCGAAAGAGATACTGCCCTCTCACTGAAAAGTGAGGGGGTAGACTTCGAATATGAAACCTTGCGGATTCAATACACAAAGCTTGCCGTGTACACCCCGGACTTTATTTTTCCTAACGGTGTCATAATAGAAGCTAAAGGATATTTCAAGCCGTCTGATAGGACTAAGCACATTTTGATATCCCAACAGACTGACTATGACATAAGATTTTTATTCATGAACGCACACCAAAGACTTAACAAAAACAGCAACACTACATACGCCGAATGGTGTGATAAAAATGGCTTTATGTGGTGCCATAAGAAAATACCTACAGAATGGGCGATAGCAACATAATCAAATCAGACCAACCTTGTGACCACTGCGGTTCCTCGGATGCCAAAGCATACTACGATGACAACCACTCCCATTGTTACTCGTGTGGCAAAACAATACAGGGAGATTCTTTAGATGCCGATCCCTCGGATGTTTATGAACCAACACCTACCAAGGGTTACTCGGATTTTTTTGGAGGGACTCCGGAGCCTATACCTACCCGAGGTTTACACTCGGATACTTGTCGAAAGTTTTCGTATCACATCGGTGAAGATGAGTTTGGTAACGAGGTTCACATAGCAAATTTCAAAGATGATGATGGTAATCTCATCGGTCAAAAGATACGAGGTAAGGACAAGAAGTTTACAATCAAAGGCAACGTAACGGATCGGTTCTTTGGTCAACATCTTTTTGTTAATGGCGGCAGGATGCTCGTTTGTACCGAAGGGGAACTAGACGCATTAACAGTGTCACAATTAGGCGGAAACAAATACCCAACTTGCAGTCTGCCGAATGGTGCCGGGACTGCTAAGAATGTATTTAAAAAGAATTTAAAATGGCTCGAGAATTTCGAGAAGGTTGTCTTGATGTTCGACGAGGATGAGCATGGAAGAAAAGCGGTTGAAGAAGTTGTCTCGATACTGCCCCCGGGGAAGGCTTATGTAGCTCGATTGAGTGAGAAAGATGCCAACGAAATGCTTATAAAAGGTAAGGGGGAAGAGGTCATCAAGGCAATGTGGGATGCTAAGAAGTGGTCACCGTCTGCAATAATAAACGGCACCGAGTTATTCGATAGAATCTCCCGAGCTAAACCGAATGAAGATAGTATACCTTACCCGTTTGATGGTCTTACAAAAATGACTCGAGGTATCCGGACTGGCGAGATAAGTCTTTTCGCCGCCGGTAGTGGTGTCGGTAAGTCCCAAGTGTGTCGACAGATTGCACACCACCTTTTGACTACAACAGATTGTAAGGTTGGTTACATTGCCTTGGAGGAAAGTATTGAAAGATCTTCTCAAGGTATCCTCGGTATAGAATTAGAGAAACAGTTGCACCTCGAACCTTTTGAAGTTGATGAGGATTACAGTAAAGGTTTTGAAAAAACGATAGGCTCGGGAAGGTTTTTCTTATACGACCATTGGGGATCTATGAATACCGATGAGTTACTTTCTCACATTAGATTTATGGTGCAAGCCGAAGGGGTAACCCACGTCGTTCTTGATCACGTTTCCATAGTAATTTCCGGGCTTACGGAAGGAGAGACTTCGGAGAGAAAAAGCATAGACATCTTGATGACTAAACTTAGAGCTTTGGTTGAAGAATCTAAGTTCTCTCTTATACTGGTTAGCCACCTTAAAAGACCCGAGGGCAACCGAGGTTTTGAGGATGGACTAGCTCCTAACCTCTCATCGTTAAGAGGCTCGGCGGCATTAAGTCAACTCTCGGATATGGTTATAGGCTTATCAAGAAACTTACAAGGTGAAGAGAAGCACACAACAACTGTCACCGTATTAAAGAATAGATTCTCGGGGGAGACCGGGATTGCTACGTACCTCGAATACGATACGGAAAAAGGAATACTTAACGAAACCTCTTTTAATGGAGACTTCAGCAACCATGAATAAAATTATGAAATATAAACTACTGATCGCAGATATAGAAACTAACGCTATTGGAAAGCATAACGGCTTGACGATGTGGGCAACTCAAAAAGATTTAAATACTCTTCATTGTATGTCGATACTCGATGCTGACACCGAAAAACTTTACGAGTTCAACGTCGAGAAAGATAACATCACCGAGGGAATATCAATGTTGAAGAATGCGGAGTATGTTGTCTTCCACAATGGGATAGGTTTTGATGTCCCGGCATTGCATAAGTTGTACGGCATATCAATCAACAAAGTCATAGACACTATGTTGATGGCTAAGATACTATTTCCGGACATAGGGGACACTGATTATAAACGAGAAAACTTTCCTAAAAAATTAGTGGGTTCCCAATCGTTGAAGGCTTGGGGGATTCGCCTCGGTAATCTTAAAGGGGATCATGGAGAGACCGAGACTTGGGAATCTTTCAGCCCCGAGATGCAGGAATATTGTAACCAAGATGTCCGAGTTACCTACTCACTTTACAAGCATCTTTTACAAGCTAATACATCATCGAAGGCTCTCGTCATGGAGCATGAGTTCGCTAAGATAATCCGGTTACAGGAGCTTAACGGTTTCCCTTTTGATGTTAAGAAAGCCGAGGATCTTGCTCGTGATCTTATGGTCCGAAAGATTGAACTAGAAAAAGAATTACAGGAAGTCTTTCCGCCAACTGTTGAGGAGATGAAGAGTCCCTCGGGTTGGATAGTTGAAGTGGAAGGTAAAGAGTTTACTGCTAAAACAAAAGCACAACTTAGGGAAGAACTAAAGCGAGGTGGATTCAAACAAGCAATCGCTAATCATGCCGAGAAGTTAGGAAACAAAAAGAAGATTATCCCTTTTAATGCCGGGAGTAGAGATCAGATCGCCGAGAGGCTGATGGCTCAAGGATGGAAACCAGAAGCTTACGAAGGGAAACGCCCCGAGATAAACGAAGCGGTTCTTAAAAAGATTAACACTAAGGAATCTTTAAAGCTCCTCGAGTATCTTTTGATACAAAAAAGGTTGGGGCAAGTGGTTGACGGAAGGTACGCTTGGTTAACTTGTGTCACCCCCGAGGGTAGGATACATGGATCAGTTAATACAGTCGGCACCGTTACCGGGAGATGCACACACTCACAGCCGAACATAAGTCAATGCCCATCGGTTAACGCCGAGTACGGAAAAGAAACCCGGTCATTATTTACAGCACCAGAAGGTAAGGTTCTCGTAGGTGCAGATGCAAGTGGCATCGAGTTAAGGATGCTTGGTCATGTACTTTATAAATATGATTCCGGTAAATATGTTCGAGAGATTCTTGAAGGGGATATCCATCAGGTGAATGCGGATGTTCTCGGTATCAGCAGACCACAAGCTAAGACTTGGATTTATGCTTACCTCTACGGATGTGGTAATCAGTTACTCGGTGAGATTGTAGGACAAGGCATGAAGGAAGGTAAAAGGTTACGACAAACGTTCCTTAAAAAGATGCCGTCATTTAAAAAGTTAACCACCGACATCGACCGAGCAGTGGATATGAAGGGTCACCTCGTAGCCCTTGACGGAAGACACTTAAAGATCCGATCAAAACATAAAGCTCTCAACTCTTTACTGCAAAGCTCGGCAAGCATCGTAATGAAACAAGCGTTGATTGAGTTCGTTCGGGACCACGCTAAACATCCTTACGAACTCCACGCAAACGTGCATGACGAGGTACAATTCTCGTGTAAGAAAGAACACGCCGAGGAGCTTGGTAGAGCTTTCGTGGCGGCTCTAGGAACTGCCGGGAAGAACCTCGGTATCCAATGTCCTTTGGATGGTGAATTTAAAATAGGAAAAAACTGGGCGGAAACACACTAATAAATATTATGAGCAAAGTTAAAAGAACAAGTTACGTCGATGGCGATATGATAATGTACCGGGCTGCTTTTGCCTCGGAGCAGGAGACTAAGTGGGAAGATGATATCTGGACCTTACATAGTTCCGAGACCGAGATGAAAGTCATCATAGATGATATGATGGAATTTATCGAGGACGCTACGCAATGCGATGCAATGTTCCTCGTTTTCTCCGACACCAGAAACTTCCGTTATAAATTATTTCCAGAGTACAAAGCAAACAGGAAAGATAAAAGAAAGCCTCTTGGTTTACGAGCTATGACAGAGTGGGCATTTAAGAACTACGATGGTATCCGATGGAACAACCTCGAAGCTGATGATGTCATCGGGATCATGTGTTCCCATAGTAAAAATAATATCGCCGTGAGTGCCGACAAAGACTTCGC